AAGTAGTTCACCGTATGACACTGCTGACACTGTCATTGTGGTACCAGAGATAGTAGCAGTGAATTCTGCACCATACGGTGCCAATTTATAAACTCTAGCAGCCTGACTCAATGGATTCATCAAAGTCACTGCGTCTGGTATTTCTGTAGGATCAGAACCAATACTGCGTAGTCCGTACTTACCGTGACTGTTAGACCCTGCAATACTGCGAATTTGTCCGCCGTTAACAGCATAGTAAGCAGTGTAACAATAGTAGGTAAAAGTCGACACCTGTTCAGTCAATCCAGTATTGTTTGCTACAATACCATAGCCAAGATCGTTGACCTGTGTAAAATCATTGGCCAACATTGATCTGTTGCCCGGAGTTTCTAAAATAATTCCCACATTACTGCTATTCCAGGGAGTGGTGTCATTCAATTCAACAACCGCAATGCCAGTGGTAGAATCATAACTTTTAATATAATCTACTTGAAATCTCGAACCGTTGTCATAAAATGCACACGGCGCCAACGGGGCTCTATATGTTAATCCTGAAAGTGTTAACTCTAGACCGTCGATACTAGCGTTGGTAATGTTGGCTTGCAATCTTCCCACAAACCCGTCAATGTACATACCTCCTCTAAAGGCCTGTTTATTGATACTCTGTGTAAAACAACTGTTACTTTGAAAATATGGAGATTTAGATCCCACTAATCCTGCTGGATCCAACACACACATGAATCCGCCCATACCTTGGCCGGTCATGTTCTGCATCTTGCCAGCATCATTCCATAAGAACATGTCTAGATCTTTGTTGTTTTTGGGACTTGTTCTAATAGTAGTTGATCCCACAGTTTGACTAATAGAAACTGTGTACACTCCAGTATTGCCAACACCTGAGCCGCTGGCCTCGATAGTTGTAGAACTAATAGTTGATGTAATAGTAGTAGATGTAACAGTCTGGCTGATGTTTACGGTATACGTACCCACACCACCTAATCCAGTAACATTACCTGAAACTATGGTTCCTGGAGTAATAGTACCACCAGTAATAACTTGACCGGCAATCAGTACACCTGCAGTAACTCCGGTAACTGTCAGTGTTGTTCCTGAAATTGATCCTGTGACTACTGCACTAGAAGTATCTACGGTATACGTACCTATTCCGCCAGTGCTACCAGTTAATTGACTGCTGACCGTAGTACCGAACGGAATGTTAGTGCCAGTTAGTTCTTGACCAATTCTAATTGGACCATTGATCATCTCTGTGACTGTCAGTGTGGTAGCGGTGATCTCCCCCACAAATTTAGTATCTACAATAGTGGTACCCGTAGCAATACCAGTACCGTAAATCACAGTTCCTGGTAATAACACACCTTGTGATACCGATGTTACAGTCAAATTGTTTCCACTGATAGATCCTGTGAACACAGGATCTGTAGGATTGCTTAGATAATGATACCCATAATTGAACGTGTCGTAAATGAACCATTCTCCACTAGGCACAGCAAATGTATTGCTGAGTTGTTCAAATACTGTGGCACTGATGTTTGCCCCACTAACGTTGGTAATTATTGCTTTACCATTAGCGGCTATCAATACCTTGTTAATCCACAGTCTATCAGCAATGCCACTAGACAGTGTAAAATTGATGTTTCCCGAAGTGTCACTTGGTGTAAGTGTAACACTGGTCGCATAATTTACACTGTAGTCAATATTACCTATCAACAGTCCGTCAAATGTTCCGTCTCTATAAAAATATGTACGTGCCCATTGACTTTGACTGATACGATCTCGTGGCCTAACAATACATCTACGGAATTCATCACCTTTTAATGTAACGTTAGTAGGAACTTTGATAGGCAAGTCTTCGTAATAAATTCCACTTTCTATCTTAATAGTAATTTGTAATTCAATGTTGGGTTCACCAAATTCTAATTGTTCGCCGATGACAAAATTAATTGGCGCTCTCAAAAGTCTACAACGAATAAAGTCAAAATTGGTACTGTCTTCGTTGGCTGCATATTCTGTAATTACAGCAGTGGCACCTGATGTCATACCTCGAATGATCTTGCCAGGAGTGATGTCAAGATTAGTATCATTACCTTGATCCACAAATCCATTGCCGCCGTTGCTAAAACTAATTTCAACTAGGCCGGTGCCAAAATTTACCAACGGTGCGTTGGCAATGTTGGTGACAATGTCAGTCACAATGGTAAACAAACTATTTTGATATGCTACTGCGGGTCCCGACACATTGTTGTAAATGCCGTTGATAACTTGTGTTTGTGTATTAGGAGCAATACCAGTAACAGTTTTTGCTACTACAGTATTTTGCACAATCTGTGCAGATATAGTTTTAATCCTGTTGATAGCACTGAGTGTTTCTACAGGATATACTGTTCGTTCAATTATGGCATCAGCATCTCTGTAATAATTTTTACCAATATTTCTGCTTTGATAGTTGCCGCCAGTGGTCATGTCAATGATCACACTGTCAACAATATTTAAAATATTTTGTGCAAATGCCACAGAATTGTATACCAATGTAGGAAAATTCAATCCTAACCATGCAATGGCTTCTGCTTCGATAAATGTTCTGTTCTGATTTAGTAAAAACGTAGCGTCTGTGTATGCCAAACTGGTACTGTTACCGCTGAGGAATGTATTGGTACTGACCTCAGTGGCTGTTTGTTCAAGACCTTGAGTATATATCAACAGTTGTCTATATGGTCCTGGTTCTTCTTTACCCAGTTCTATTAGATCTTCTGCTCGAGCACAAGCAGCACCAATGGTTGCGTAGGCATAAGAAAAACTGCCACCGTCTTTGCCTGCAGGAGTATTTGCCTGCGCATCGTCACCAGTAGTTGCTACAAATAAGTTTACACTACTGGCAAAACTGTTGTTGTCTACATAGTATTTGGTAGCAGCTCGTAAACCTTCTGGATCTGTTGATATTTGTCCGGCAAGTCCACCAGGATGATCATGTAGATTCAATGCTCCGGTCATTGAATCGCCCGCCTTCGAAACCACTTCATTTCTACGTGGAACTTGTGTACCTGTAGCACCAGCAGGCACATTCAACGCCCCAGTCATAGTGCCTCCAGATTTGGCTACATAGGTAGTGTCAGCGTATCCTTTGTTCACAGCCAATGTATTAAGACTAACAGTGGTTCCATGTATAGTATTAAACAATGTTAATGCAGCGTTGTCGGGATTGGCTATGTTACCGATAGTAAATGTGTTGGCATTCAATGGTGCAGCCAACAATGGCGTGGTGTCTGCAGACACATTACCAGAAATATTGGTAATTGTAATAGCATTGGGATTGCTGTTGTCGATATTAATGCCACTGCCCGCAGCAATGGTTTTCAATCGTAATGCCACACCAGCAGAATCTACGGCCACTACATGATTGGCATATCCTTCAAAACTGGTAGCAGCCTGCACAGGGGAAATTTCAGTGCCTAAACTGTTGCGTTTGTTGATACTGACATCATCTAAGTTGACAAAGCCAATGGTATCACCACCTCCTATGATGGCATATAGTTCACGAAAATTATCATTTACTTTGCGGAACGATTCGCGAATACTGTCGCCAGTGCCGTCATTACCTTGTGTGCCAGTATCTACTTGTTGTCTTGCCATTGTTATACTCCGAAACTTGATCCACAACCACATGTTGACTGTGCATTGGGATTTTTAATTGAAAAAGAAGAACCATGTAAATCTTCTTTGTAATCTATCACGGCGCCCTGTAAGTACTGCATACTCATAGCGTCTACTAAAACTTTAAATTTGTCTAACGAAATTTCAAAATCATCTTCGTTATGTTCTTTGTCCAGCGTAAATCCATAACTAAACCCACTGCAGCCGCCACCTTGTACAAATGTTCTCAACGACATAGCGGGATCATCTTCTTCTGCAAGAATATCTAAGATTTTGATCTTTGCTGATTCTGTAATTTCTATCATTTTTATTGCCTCTATGGGTATTTACCTTATTTTTTTATAACCTTAATGTAAATACATTATGTTTATCACAGTGGAAGAACGCACATCTACATATACCAGAATCAGCAAACTGGGGCAACCACATACCTATAATCGCAGTTGTGGGTATGCGGTACTACGATGTGACAATTGTGGAGAAATATTTCGCCGATTGAAAGGATCAATGGATCCTAAAAGACTCAGCAACAGTTATTTTCATTGTTGTGAGCACTGTAATCCTAAAACATTTGCCCAAAAGAAAGGCGTCGAGCGACGCCTTGTGTGGGACATGCCGGCCAGCAGCATGGCTGACATTAGCCGATTGTAGCCAATCTCGCATTGATTACATCATAGTTTATAATTTTCCAAATGTTTTCTAAATATTTTTTCTTGTCTGCTTGATAATCTAATGCCCAAGCATGTTCCCACCAATCAATTAACAGCACAATGTCTTTCTTAATTTCATGATTGACGATTGTTTTAATTTTGCCATCAGTGGCTAGATACACCCATCCTGAGCCTTGTATTGACATTGCGGTCTTGACAATTTTTTCTTTGAACTGATCAACACCTTTATGATGTTTGTTTATAAATGCCAATGCTGCGCCAGTTGGCGGGTTGGCACCGTTGGGTTTTTGTAACTGTCCAAAATATATGTTGTGTAAAAAAGCACCTGCTTCGTTAAAATCAGCATCACCTTCGCCTGTATTATAACGATCAACATATCCTTTATACAATGTACCATAATGATAGTCAATGGTTTCCTTGCTTTTAACCGGTGCCAAATCATTGCGGTCATACGGCAATTTAAGATGCACTAATGTGTTCGATTTGCCTTCTAATATATAATGCCGAATAAAATTATATGTCATGCGGTATTTATGTAATAAATAATTGCCACAGGAGGAACTTAAATGTTCAATAAAATCGTAGAATTCTTCACAGGCAAAAAGCCAGAAGCAGCCCCAGCGGCACCATACAAAGTTGAAGTGACACCGGTAGTCGAAACAGCACCTGCTCCAGCAGTCGCAATTGCACCGGACACAGTGATAGTCACTCCAGAGGCAGTTGCACCGACATTGGTAGTTGATACCATAGTGACTGAGCCGGTACAGACCAAGGCACCCGCACCTAAATCCAAAACAAAGCGCGGCCCAGCCAAAATTACTGCTAAATCTAAATCGCCTGCAGTACCTGCTAAATCGCCTCGCAAGCCTAGATCAAAGAAGGTTTAATGCTTTAGCCTGCTCGTAAAGAGCAAATGAAGCAAGATTCTTTGATTTTGATTCACACATGATATCATGTGTTGTTAAAAAACTCAGTGCCCATTCATTCACTGCTGTGTTCCAGTAGAAGTTTGAGTGTGCTCTGAGTTTTTGTTTTTTGTGTCCAGATTCTAACAACGCTGCATAATCAGGTAGTGTTTTATCGCAATGCCCAGGTAACCACTCTTCCCGGCTGACACTATAGTGACAAACAGGGCGAACACCGCGCCAACTGTCGATTACACGTTTACATCTATCGTCGGAGGGCTGAATGTATTCTCCTGTACGGACCCAGTGATGGTGTACATCAAGTACGAGGGCGCAATGTTCGACAAGTTCGAGGCTGCTTTCGATTCCCCATGCGTTTTCGTCGTTTTCGATTGTGATGCAGTTTCGCGCTTCTGGGGTAAGTCGTTGGAGCGTGTCGATGATCCCCTGTGGGCCTCTTCGACCTGATATGTGTACGTTGATTTTAAAGTCCTGGAACTTCTTACCGAATCCCATCCATCGGGCCATATCCACATGATATTCGAACTCCTCTATTGATCGATTTACAATATCTGGGTTATCAGATGCCAACACGCAAAACTGACCAGGATGAAAACTAAGCCGAACACCCATCTTGCGAGCCAAATCTCCCACTTTTCTAAATTCTCTTTCGCAATAGGCTCTAACATCGGACTGTCTGTAAAACCACGACCAACTAGGCTCAGTGAATACAGGTAGTATATCGCTGCCGAGTCGTACCATTCTAAGATTTTCATCAAGTGCTCCTACACGTTCTACCAGTTTGCGAATAGATTCTATGTTGTCTTTCATTAGATCCCATAGTTTTTCTTCGGCTGTTTGCTGGCTTTGTCTATTTAACCAACTGACAGTAGTACTGCTGGTATTATATTGTTTGGCATCATCTTTGGGTTTAATACCATTTATTTGATCGGGACGATCAATCCATTTGCAAGCAAAACCAAGTTTGTGTGTGATGTGTGTAGTCATGCTATATAATAACAGAACTAACAAAATTTGTCAATGAAATTTTCGATATTTAATAAATTTGGC